CTTTTAATGTTAGTTCCATACTATTATTTTAATGATGTTATTGTCAAAAGTTCTTGTTAAACAAGTACCATGTTTGATTAATATATGCGAATGTAGCGCAATCGCCTTTACGCATATCAAGAGTTATCGAGTCTCCGTTTTCATTTACTAACGGAGTATTTGTGTCTTCGGGTCGTACACATATCGCATCAGTTGCGTGTCTCGAAACTATTACATGTATGAATATGACAGAATTATAACCGATTTCACTCCAGGAATCTCCATAATCGTTGTAAACAGTTCCCATTTTACTTGAGACAGTATTTCGAGAAGGTAGATAAACGTTAATATATGACGTTGGTTGAAAGAGATAGGTATCCATATAACCTATATCGTTTATAATCGCATTAGTCTTTGCCCCCGGTCTGACATATCTTGCGGTCGATATCGCACCATTCAGTCTTAACCCCCCATTGCAGAATAATGCGTAGTTGCGATAGCCACCATTAACATTTATCACAGCCCCATAATTTATATCGTTGTGATTAGTTGTATACTCAAGGCGCATCAAAGCACTTGTTCCCCCAAGCGTAGACGGCAAGGTATTTAGACCAAGGCCGGCCCATTTACCGGAAGATGAAAATCCCAAAAACGCATTACTTCCTGATGAATAAAGGAAAAATTTAGAAGACGATTCACCGGAATAGCGGTTATCCGAGAATAGTCCTCCAGACTCCATCCTAAGTCCTCCGATGTAGGCATCCCCATTTTGATAAACTTTAAACGGGGCATTTGCAGGTGTTGCATTTCCAGCCCAGATTCGAACAGAGTTTCCGGCTGTTCCACCTCCGGAGAGTCCGGCAAGTTTTTCTCCATTTGAATTTGCAATATAGATACTTCCTCTACTTTCCACATTTCCGTTGCTTTCTACCCGGAATGTCGGATCAGTGGGTGGTTGTCCTTTCGCCCCGGCTGTTCCTCCCGACCAAATACGGATGGAACCGGAAGCAGCCATTCCACCTGTGCTTCCGAAAGCGATCGCACCGGTAGTTATGAGTCCGCCGTTGATCTCCGTTATCGTATTGTCATACTTTGAGGCAAGCACCCATTTAGAACCGCTATATCTATGGATTTTCTCCCCATCCACCCATAAGTCATTTGTCCGCATCCCCGATGCTGGAGCCGTCGTTTGATAAAATACCCTTGCCTTGTTATTTGCAGTCAATTGGGCGTTGTTAGCTGCATTTGACGCATTCTCTGCATCCGTCAGGGCATCATTTACCCCATCATACAACGGTTGAAGGTTAGGACGGTCGGAAATGTTATTATAACCGGATGTTCCGGATTTGAATATCACAGGTCCGGTTATAGTCCCATTCACCAGATCAATCACCAATCGGGCTAACTTGTCCTTTATCAATCCTGTCGTGATCGTCTGGCCGGCAATCTCAGTGTATCCATAATTCGGAAGCCAAGAGCGTACGCCTTCCTCCGGAGTATTAAGCACGCCCACCCAGAAATGATAGTATCCTGTTTCATCCTCTAACTTTATCTGCCGTTCACTGACATATATTGAGCCATTTCCCCCTTCTTTCGGACATTTGGCATAGACGTAATAGGCAAGCGAATTATTTAGCCGGAAAGAAGCCGATGGAATAACCCATTCGCGGATTTCCTCGCTAACAGTAAAGTGCACCAACTTTCCTGCCGTATTCTTGAAATAGTTGGCATCATTGTCCGCATTCGGGATAAACTTCACCCCTATAAGTTCCATCTGCTGAGAATTGGTACCGACGATAAGTTGCGCCGTATGCACGGCCAACGGTTTGATAAGTTCAGTGAAATAATCCCCTTCCGGGTCAAACATCATGCCCAAAGTTTCCATCACGTCTCGCCATGAACGTTTCGTATGTTCCCGAACCGGCTTAACTGCATCCTCAATCTCTTCCGGCACTTTATTCACATCATCCACCAGATCCTTAAAACCATTCGATTCAAGGAAATCGGACAAGGTAAGTTCATACCGGTATGAAGGTGTACCGTCTTTCTCGATATACCTTTTTATTTTGGTAACACGAATCTCTCGATCGATATCCAACTGTTCGGAATATACGCCAACCATCTGGCCACAGGCGATAAAGATGTTTTGCAAACGAAAAACAATTTCATCACATTTTCCTCGTAACTGGATGCGTTTCTCGCACTTGCCATCCAACCATGCTTGCGCCTCTTTCTGTAGCTGTAATGAAGCGTTATCCCTGTAGCTTTGCGGCATTTTCAGGCCGGTAAGGATAAACTTGTCACCGACAGAAAAATTAATGTCACCAGGAACTTTCAAGGCGTTTTCCTGGTCATTCTGCTTTAGTTTGAACTGTTTCAAGTCATTGTCCCAACTGTCTTCAACGATTGCAAGGTCATAGCCAGCCAAGCCGCCATCCTGGAATGTAACGATCACTTCCACCCCGTCCAACAGGCAATCGGTAAGATTGAAATCCATACCGGCAGCTCTCAGAGTGTAATCGTCGATCTTTTCTGTTACGGCAAACTCTCCTTTCGGAAAGATATGGTCGAATTGCATGGACTTTTCTATCCGGCCGTACTTCTCTACATTCTTTTCGATAGAGAGCCGGCCATCAGGCAGAAGAAGATAATCAGCACCATAATCGGGACCGAGATTCTTGTCTGAACCGTATGGATAAAAAACCGTCACAGGTGGCGTATCATCAACAGCGGACACTTCCAGTTCAGTAAAACCCATTCCTTCGCCCTGTGCCAAGACAAGGCCGTTGCTTGAATACTCCCTCCTGCCGATATTTATTGTCTGACCGGATATCCAGTATTCCGTATTCAATTCTTTAATGAGTTCGTCAAGTACCGTCCCGACTTTCTTATCTTTGAAAGAAAGGGTAATCATCCGGGATTCGATACAGGATCCGGCCACCCAACCAGATCCTGTACGGTTCATGTTTTTGACAAATAGGGTTAGCCAGTCACGGGCGGTACCGGTGTAATAGTCGAAGTTCTTTTTCCGCTCCGGTGTACCATGAAGGAAAAACTCTGCATCCAAAAGGTCATACCGACTTGAATAGAACTGAACGGTATATTCCCAACCAAGAGATGTCTCCCTTTTCGTCACCTTCTCGTTATGCCGGACCTTGTATTTTGTCCCTTCAAAGTCTATATAGTCATTGATCTGAAGCTCTACCACATTACGGGAAAGAAAATTCAGGATAAGAGTGTCCTCTCCCATGATCTCTTCGACCGTATAACTGTTATCTTTCAGATAGACATCACAGACTACCGTATTTCCGCGCTTTATTTCCATACTGCTAAATAACCTACTTATTTTTAGGCAATAAAAAACACGGCAACCGGATATATGACATTTTACCGGTTGTCGTGTTTTAATATATAAGGCAGATGTTCTGTTTATGGTAGATTTCTAAAGCGCAAGTCCACACACGCCAAAAGTCGTAGACAACGCTGCAATCTCACACCAGAACATCGGC